TCAACACTCCAGAAGACAACGATCTTCTGGATGTGATCCGTGGTCTAGTGAGTAAGATAAATAAAATTAGTGATAAGAAAGTTTATCTGAAAAAACACGGACGTGGTTCACGTACTTCTGAAGCTGTGATAGCTTACTACAAAGAGAAGTATCCAAAAACGTACATGTACATGCGTCCACAACAAGAGCTTCCACTAGAGTTTGCAGATCACTATGACCTCTATCTCTACGAAAGATAAGTACAGATCAGTCTTTATTTCAGACGTCCATCTTGGAACAAAAGCGTGTAAGGCTAAACGTCTTCACGCTTTCCTTGATACGTTTGAGGCTGAGAACTTATTTCTTGTAGGCGACATCATTGATGGCTGGGCTCTACGTCGTAGACACTATTGGACGAAGAAACAAACTGAAGTGATTCGTCGAATACTTAAACTATCAGAACAAATGAATGTTCACTATATTGCAGGTAACCATGATGAATTTATTAGACCATTTTTCAAATACGATTTTCAATTTGGGCAATGCCAGATTCTTGACAGCTATGATTACCACGGCATTGACGGCCGCAAGTATTTCATTTCTCATGGCGATTATTTTGACTTGACAATGAAGATTCCCACTCCAGTCATCAATCTCGTCGCGCACCTTTGGGACTGGATTCCACACAAAGAAGAGAATAATTCTTTCTCTGACAAAATGTACTCTCTCCTCGGAACCGAGCGCACAATCAAGAAGTATCTTAAGCTCAAGGGATATGATTGTGCCATCACCGGTCATACACACTCTCCAAAAATAAAACCCGACTATATGAACTGTGGCGATTGGGTCACAAACTGTACAGCTCTTGTTGAACACCTTGATGGTACATGGGAGCTTTTATATAAATAAAAGAAAGTTTATTACGGAATATGACAATGCTAAGATTTAAAGCATTTTTATTGGAGAAGGCTATGTTCGGTGCCATGTCTCGCGCAGAGTGGTTTAAGTATGGAGATGCGCGTCTTCAGACTTTGATTGATGTCATTAAAGATGGTAACCCTGTTCCAGATAAGAATGGTAGAAATCTAGACATTCCAAACTCTACACAAAACATCGAAGCAATTCAGGCTTTCATGAAGTCTGATGATAGCGTTAAGATGTTTCCACTTCGTTTGAATAATGGAGATATTGTACAGTCAAACATGATTGGCAAGTCTCCGGTCTTTGGTGGTAAAGGAGCGGGTGGTGGTGCTACAGGCAATACTGCTGACGGTGAATCACTTCAATGTTTGTATCTCCAAGCGATGTTAAGCGAAGGCAAGAATCAAGAATTCTCTTACTTTACTCCACAACTTCTTAAAAAATACTCCACCGCGATTGATGTTGATGTCTCATTTGAAAAGATGATGAAGGCAGCCGATGAGTGGCATATCTCAGCTTATGTTACAGCAAAACACTTGATTGATAAAGGTTATGTCAATAAGAGTCATAAGTTTCATCGTGGCTCACCTACAATGAAAGCCATCTATAATGCAAAGAAAACAGCATTTAAGAATTCAGGCAAGCCAGTTCTTACAGATGACAAATGGAATCCAGGTGATATCTGGGCAGTTAAGTCTGGTGTAGATCCAAAGCGCGCATTAGATACTACCTCTATTGAAACATTAAATGAATCGATCAAAGAAAACTTCTTAAATCGAAATATTGTCGGTATCTCATTAAAGCAGATCAATAGCTTGAAAAAGTCTGCAAAAGACGAGGTGCTAAATCTAGAAAATGCTCAGACTGATAGTCACTCATTCACAAGAGTTCGTGTCAAAGCAGATCAGGCCAAAGCAACATTCTGGTCTGGTAAAGGTGGTGATGTTTTCTTTGACGGAAATAAGAAAGCAGATATTCGAGCTCCAAGCGCAATGGGTGCACTCAATATGGAGATCATCTTGAAAGGTGCACGAGGTGGTAGAGCTGGATATAGTCAGATTGAGTACGCTGCAAAGACTTTCCTTGGTGTTAACCTTCCGACTAATGCAGAATTGAAACAGAAAGCACGTACAATTTTAAGATCAAAGAAAGCACCAGATTTCTATAGAATGGTGAAAGCAATAGACCCATCAATCTCTCAAGATGAGTTCCAATCCGGCCTTGAAACATCTGCAATAGATAGAATACACGCAAAGCTTGGTGTGACTCATATTGCTCATGCAATCGTCAAATCAAGAAAAAAACAACAGGATGATTTTATTTCATACATGGTCAACTATGCTGGATCAAAACTTTCTGACTCATCCGTCTACGTAAAAGTGAGTATGAAATAATGGCATATTCTGGATCTAAATTTATTGAAGACGATTATCTCAATATAAGTCGCGGTCTCGTCAAAGGAGCATCATTCGTGCATATGCTTGGCGATGTTCCAGCTATGTCTCAGAATGAATCTGGATCTGTTTGGGATGTAAATGATACTCTATATCCTTGGACAGCTTTTAACTCAGCAAGTGTTTTAAACGTGCCGGCAGTTAATGCTGGCGATAATGGTCATACTATAACAATTTTTGGATTAGATAATAATTACAATTCAATTTCTGAAACTCTTACTCTTTCAAGTGCAGGGACAGTTACTGGTACAACTGAATTTAAAAGAGTAAATAATGTATTGCTATTTAATACTGACCAAAATTTAGAAGCTGCAGGTAACATTAATATTAGAGTTGGCACTACCGTTGTTGCAAGAATAGTGGCTGGCAATAATCAAACAATGATGTCTCAATATACTGTTCCAGCTGGATACAATGCTTATTTAACTCAAGGTGTAATGACATGTCAGTCGGGTGCAGATGCAACAGGCTTTTTCTATGTAAAGTCATACGCGGACAGCCACTTTAGAATAGGCCATGCCTTTGAGGTTCAAGGTGGTTCTGAATATTTGTATCGTTTCACGTGCCCATATCGTGCTCCAGAAAAAACAGATATTGACGTAAGAACAACTGTAAGATCAAACAACGCTAGAATCACTGCAGCATATGATATGATTCTCATTCGTAGAGAAGATGATAGAGGAATTAGAAGCTAATGAAGTTTGCTGAGTTCATCACAGAACAAAAGAACACTCACATGACTCACATCGAGGACAAGGTTCTCTATGGTGGAGTTGATGGAACTCGACAAGCGATCAATGCACTTAGATCTTTAAGAGATACTTTCGCTGGTGTACACGCTGGAAAAGTTTCTGTCAAGTGGGATGGTGCACCTGCTATTTTCGCTGGAATCGATCCACGCGATGGTCAATTCTTTGTTGCAAAGAAAGGTATCTTCAATAAGTCTCCCAAGGTGTACAAGACAAATGCTGAGGTTGAAGCTGACACGAGTGGTGACTTGTCTGACAAATTGAAACTTGCACTTAAACATTTACCAGAACTTGGAATCAAGGGAGTCATTCAAGGCGACTTCTTATATGGTCCTGGTGATATTAAGAAAGAAAAGATCAAGGGTGAAACCTATCTCACTTTCCATCCAAACACTATTGTCTATGCCGTACCAGCAAATACACCCGCAGCAAAAGAAGTTCAGTCTGCAAAGATTGGTATCGTATGGCACACAACTTACACCGGCAACTCATTTGAAACAATGAAAGCATCGTACGGTGTTGACGTTGATAAGCTAAGAAAATCAAAGAATGTATGGTCACAGGACGCCATGCTTCGAGATATGACTAACTTTACTATGTCGAAAAAAGACACGGAGGAAGTAAATGAATATCTTAAACAAGCTGGAAAATTATTTAACCAGATCGCTGGATCAACTCTTCGAGAACTCGAACAAAACCAAGCACTCGCAAGACTCATTGAACAATTTAACAACACCTATGTTCGAAAAGGCCAGGTTGTCACTAATACGAGCGCGCACGTTCGAAAACTCATCAGTTGGATCAACGATAAATATGAAAAAGAAATAGAAAAAAGAACAACCGAACGAGGCAAAGCAACTCAGATCACAGCTCGTAAAAAGCTTCTTGATTTCTTTTCAAGCAAGAATAGAGCATCACTTGAAAAAATGTTCGAATTACAAAAAGTGATTATTCTTGCGAAATTAAAACTTATAAATATATTAGACCGTTTTAATAATATTAAGACATTTCTTAAGCATACTAAAAACGGATATCAAACCACAGGGTCAGAAGGCTTCGTTGCTGTTGATACCCTTGGTGGTGATGCGGTTAAGATTGTTGATCGTATGGAATTTTCATACGCCAACTTTAGCCCAGAGATTTTGAAAGGCTGGCAAACACCACGCCGCTCATAGTATATAGATGGGAAAAACCAGAGGAAGACATGGCAGATTTACTGCGTTTTAAAGACGTGCTTGCTATGGACGGAAAAGACGATATGAGCCGTCCACTTGATTTCGACGATATGCACGTCACAAATTACAGACCCGGCGAAGATTCACTCGTCAACTATCGTGCTTACCGTAGAAAGAGAGTAGGCGACGTCGGTAGTGACACCGCAACATATTCAGAAGCTTATAATCCAGCAGCCGGTAAACACAAGAAAGGTGTAACACCAGGCTACGGTTTTAAGCATAAGAAAATTACTGATCCAGGCAATCCAAAACACAAGACAGTTGTTCACCAACTGACTGGAGAAGAAACAGAAGTAGATGAAGCTCTTACAACTCAACAACGTTTAGCAAGAGCTCGTCAATTCAAAAGAATTCAACCAAAGATTCGTATTGGCCGTGAAAAGGCTAAACGTAGAATCGCTTCAAAAGAAAAGCTGCAGGCTCGAGCAAGAAAGCAAGCTCGCATGGCCATCTACAAAAAGCTTACAAAAGATATTCCAAAGGCAGAACTTTCATTTGCTCGTCGTCAAGAAATTGAAAAGAGACTTGATAAGCCTGCAATCAAAAAGCGTATTGAGATGATCGCTCGTAAATTATTTCCAAAAGTCCGTCAGGCAGAATTAGCTAAGAAGAGAGGCGGCAAGAAGTGATCAATTCATTTAAGAACTTTTTAGTTGAAGAAGAGAAAACGGTTTACTTTACCTTTGGTAGAATGAACCCTCCTACTATTGGCCATGAGAAACTCTTAAATGCTCTTGCATCCAAGTCAGGAAAAAGCCCGTATCGAGTCTTTGTGTCTCAATCACAAGATTCAAAGAAGAATCCTTTGTCATACAAAGACAAAGTCAAAGTCATCCGTAAGATGTTCCCTAAACATGCACGTAACGTAATGTTAAACAACGATGTCAAGACTGTGTTCGACGCAGCGACTAAGTTGTATAATGAAGGATACGTAAATGTAGTAATGGTTGTAGGATCTGATCGTGTGCGTGAGTTTGAAGTACTTTTGAACAAGTACAATGGCACAAAGGGCCGTCACGGCTTCTATAACTTCAACAAGATTAATGTTGAGTCAGCCGGCGAAAGAGATCCGGATGCTGAAGGTGTTTCTGGTATGTCAGCCTCAAAGATGAGAGGTGCGGCATCAGCTGGTGACTTTACACAATTTGCACAAGGAATTCCAAAGAACGTATCGAATGCTGATACGAAGGCGATTTATAATATGGTACGTAAGGGAATGGGTCTCAAGGAAGCAAAAGAGACAACACAGCATGTTCAACTTGAGCCTGTGTCTGAAATCAGAGAATCATATATCAATGGTGAGCTTTTCAAAGAAGGTGATACTGTTGTAATCAAAGAAACTGGTGAACTTGCAACTGTCAAGAATCTTGGCTCAAACTATGTGATTATCGAAGGTTCTGGTAATACATATCGTAAGTGGCTGGACGCGGTTGAGAAAGTTGAAGAACAGACTCCAGCATACGAAGTCTTTGAAGGTTTCATTTCAGAAGAAAAAGAAAGAAAGAAAGAATCACCACAAGATCCAGATATTAAAGATAGACCTGGCACTCAGCCAAAGGCGTATCATAAAGGATTATCTAAGTCAACAAAAGCAAAAAGAGATCGTCAGTTTAAAAAGCAGGCGAAGATGGATGATGACAATCCTGCAGCTTACAAGCCAGCTCCTGGCGATAAGTCAGCTAAGACAAAACCAAGTAAGCATACTAAACGTTTCAAGCAGATGTTTGGCGATGACGTAAACGAACAATCAGTTGAACAGGCTCGAGCTCGTATTGCTAGAGAAAGAGAAGTTGAAAAACGTAGAGATGCTGCTGATAAAAGACGTCATGACGCTATGATGGATAGAGCAAGAGCACGCAAAACAAGAAGAATTAATAGAAGGACCGACGAAGCATGATCAAGTTCAGTCAATACATCAACGAAAACGTGACAAAGTCTTTAAAGAAAAAGGCTGAAAAATCTGGTATGCCTTTAGGTATCTTAAGAAAGGTTTACAATAGAGGAGTTGCTGCTTGGAGAACTGGACACCGTCCAGGTACTACACCAACTCAGTGGGGACTCGCAAGAGTCAATTCATTTGCTACTAAGTCGTCTGGCACTTGGGGTAAAGCCGATAAAGATCTAGCTGCTAAAGTAAGAGGAAAAAAATAATGCCATTGTCAGTTAAAGACGGAATGGGAGCGTGGATTAAAGATTTTCAAAAGTCTGATGCTCCTCAGTTTAAAGGAAAGTCAGAGAAAGAGCGTCGTGAAATGGCGATTGCTGCTTACTTAGACGCTAAGCGTGGGCCTCAAAAAGAAGAGGTAAAACCACCTTTCACACCAGATCCTCCTGGCAAGAAGAAGCCTACAAAGAATAGCGATGGTA